TAAGAATGGGGAGGGCAGCCCGACCAGCATCACCTAATTTTGAGGTCACACGATGGAAAAAATCCCCGATTTTCCCACCACCCACTTGACGAATAGCATCACTGTAGGGAATAGCTTTGGTGCGAGACGCTTCAAGCACATCGCTTTTGGTAAGAATACCAAGATAAGATGAGGACACACCACGTTCCAGCGAAAATACACCAGAGTTCTGGACGATTACCATCATCTGGTAAGCCGAGGTCGTATCCGCTCCAGTGTTGTTCAGCACGGATAAATTAAATTGGAGCTGGAAATTCCCCAAGCTTCCAGGTGCGTAATAATCATCTTTTAGCTCAATGTCCTTACCATACTCCAAGCAGAGAACTGAACCGCAAGTAATAATTGGAACCAACCCAGTGGCGGAAGCCGACGACGAGATGTTTGCGAGACCAGACCACTCAGGCCAACTCATATTGATTCCGTTCTCCACAGACATACGCCACAGGTCTTGCTTGGTTGCAGATGAGAGGAGACCCGACGAGTTATTCCAGTTAATGGAAATACCTTGAATGGGGAGAAAACTATCGGCGTCAGTGACTAAACGTTGGTCAATGGCTTTAGAAACCACGATATAAATCTTATCGGGGATTTGGTTAAGCTGCAGAGAAGAAGAGGTTAGAGTAGCCGTAGCTCCTGCGGTGATGACGGGACAAGCCGAAATATACCGAGGTAACTCATAGTAGGGCAGCACATTGCGACTTGGAAGTAGGTCGCTGGGGTGAGGGGTCAAATACTGCAACAAGAGTTGAGCGGATTGAAGACCCTGAAACACAACCGTAGGCAGAACCGCCCCAGTGTATCGGGCAGTAGTTCCACCAAAGCGGACGACGTTATTCGCCGCCCCCGTCAAGTTATAAGTTGCGTTGAAATTTTGAATACCATACATACCTTGTCCTTCATCTCCAGCGAAGACAAACGGCGAGAGCATACAGGGTTCAGTCACCGCAAAATCAACGACTAAAACACGGGCAGATGCTCCAGCGGCGTAGTTAGTGCCCGAGACGATAGACAGGGGCAGAACACCACGGGGCAGAAGGTCGCCGTCATAACACGCCGTGCTAAAGCCAGCAAAGGGGGCGTTGTTGGCGGCGGCAGGGATTTGGGAATACTGGGCATAACTATCATACATCACGGGGGTCATACCGTTGTAGCGTTGTAAGTAGCGTTTGTCGTGAATGCGAACAAGAATAGCCAAGAGGTCTCTGGTGTTCTGTGAGATGGTGTTGTTGTTTATTGTCCATTGTGTAGAATTGACTAAAGCGTGGAATGGGAACGGCGAAAACCCGTCAATCCCACCATATTGGAAGACGAAGCCCGACCCAGGGACGGCTGCGTCAAAAGCAATGGGAGACGAGGAAATCTGGAAGCGGAGCACAGTCCTGATAAGGGCTTGGCGGGCGACAATCGTTTCTTGTGAGGGTACCTGGACGTTAAAAACTAGATTGGATACAAAAGGGGGAGCACCAATGGCGTTATACTGAGCACACGTCATATTGGCTCCTCCTTTGATGACGGCATAGCGAACGGAATCGGTTACGCAAAGTCGGTCGTCTTTCACTAATACCTTGGCGAAATCTTGGCTCATTTATAATATTACAAAAGATTTTAATTTTTGAAAATCTTTTATAATTCGGCAAAACCGCCTAAACGAACGGCGTTTATTCGTCAATCACTTTTGAGATGAATTCGTCTAAATTCCTACCCCCAGCCCTTTTTAGAGTTTCCTTTTTAAACGATTTTAGGTCGCCCTTGTATTTCTTGAAATGAATTAAGAATTCGGTCGCCCATCGCCCACAAGTTGCTACATCTGTATCCTTTTTGGATTGGTAGTCATAGTCGTTGTAATAAACGGGCAGTTTAGTTATGCTAAACATTTTCACTAAAGTCGGCTGGTCTTGATGAAGTTCTTTATTCGTCTCGTCGCTATTCCAAGTCAGGGGAACAGCGGGTTTATTCCCATAACTATCAAAATAATAGAATGCTTTTGCCCCTCTTGCTAAAGCAACCCAATGTCCCGAGTTTAGGGTGCTTTCGTAGAGTATGAAGGCAACATCTCCCGTTTTCTTTAAAAATTCCTCTGCGGGAACACCCTGTGGTAATTCGCTATACTTTACAATCGGTGCGTGCGGGAAATACTTGCGAAGGTCAGTATCACTCATTGCCTCATAGGGGGTTGCCCCACCCTGCAACCCTTCACCAGTCCCCGAACCCTCCATCTCCTTCGTATTACTATAGAGTGCTTTCATCTGCTTAACCGCCATCGCTTTCGTGATGCCTTTTGGTGAGAAATTATGGCGACTAATCTTATTAATGACGCTAAACTTTTTATTTGGTAATTGTATAATTTCATAAGGCATTCCCTTTATTTAGAGAAATATTATTAAATTTAATATCTACATCTATTATATATGTCTTCATCACCCGACCACGTTTATTTGGATTTGGCCACCGTGAATAATGATATGGTAGGCACTTACAGGCAACAATTGAGTTTTACCGAGACACGAACAGCAGACATCATAGACAACCCCAGCAACTATTTTATGTCCGTAATTCGGTTTGAGGTGGATACGCCAGGTGCATCGCTCCCGCTTTTTATTCCTAAAATGTTAATTGACGGGGTGAATGTGGATTTGAATAAAACGGCATATTCTATCACGATGGGAAAACCCAACACAGCTACGGGCAAATTAGACGACGCCGTCTCCCGCTACGTAGAATGGTCGCAACAAGATAAAACTACCCCCCTGCCGAATAACCAATTTGCGAATACGGGTATTCCCAGCACCGACCTGAATTTAGCATCTGTATTTATGATTGTGAATAATAGCGACGGCTATAATATCAACACCTTACCTATCGCCAACCCGTCCGCCATTTTAGCCCAAGTGAATGAACCGACCGTTTCTCCGCAATTTAATTATGTTAATTCGCCGATTTTGGGTATGACTTCCATTGCTAATTTGAATAGTATAGCTGCTAGTATGGTTCCTGCCGTTCCCGCTGTAGCGAATGGCGGGGCAAACCCGTTCCAAATAACGGTCGGGATATTCCAGACACCTTTTCCTGCTCTGCTTAATTTTAATCCGCTTACGCCAGCGTTTCTTCAATTAGTAATAAGTTATACTCTATCGGGATTAGTCCAAGCTCCCGCTACAGCAACCTGTAGAACAATTACGCAAGTTCCAATAAGCGACGGAGAAGGTGGGTTTTACTACCAATACGTCTTAAATGGAAATTCCAATACTCCACAAATATCCAACGTGAATACAGTCATCACCAATATTCAAGCTACTAATTCAGCCACCAACCAGTTTTTAGGAAAAGTCCCGAAAATTATTGGGAGTGAATATCTTACAAGTTCCTTCATCAATTCTACGAACTTTGATACTCGGCAAATGACTTTTGATGATAATTACTTCAATCTTCCACCTACCCGCTGTCAACCATCTGTTCCATCAACCATCACCGCCCAACTGTCTTTATCTAATCTTAATTGGGGGGTTCTCTACCCGTCTTTTGCTTTTAACGCAACATCTTGGTCTGCGGGGGCAATTACTCTTCCAACTACTACACTTGCTACGGGTTATTCTTACGAACAAACACCTAATTCTAAAGTCACCTTTACTTTATCGCCTACTCTTGTAGATGCCGACCTTTCTGTCGCCTTTGTGAGTGTAGTAGCAGGTGCTAATAATGTCTATACGATGACGATGACTATCAGCACACAATCAAGCACAACTCTTACAGATATGAATGCTAGTTTTCTGGTGGGTTCTACACTGAATTGGCGATTAAAAGGTTCGGCGACAATATTTACTAATCAAGTCAATTCAGTCAGTGCGGTGTCGGTTATTGAGTTCATAGCACCAGGTGCGGGGACAACGTTCCCAGCATACCAATTTACGATGAATTTACAATATGCGGATGTAGTCCTTCCAACGGCAACATTAATTGCTCTTTCTCTGGGAACATTTAGTAATGTATCCCTACAAATACCTATCCCCAACAATACATCTATTGTTCTAAATTCCGCTCCCCTCCCCGCTCCCCCTGCTACAATTGCGACTACAAATACAGTCGTAGGAACAAATGATTTTTTCGCACAAAGTTCCACTTTTCTCGGTTTAGCAACTACACCATATCCACCAGAAGTAGGTGGATATTATCAAGTATTTGAACTGTCTTATAATGCGACATTCTATCCAATCTTTGCTTTTAATAGTAGCATACAATATCAACAACTGACCTTTACCGTAGAACCCATCACCCCGACGCTCTCAACCCAAGACATTACAACGGGTTATTACAACTGCTACAGCGTCAGGTGGTGGCTCAACTGCGTGAATAAAACCCTATCCTTATTATGGGCGGATATAGGAGGATTAGTCAATTATGCCCCGCAGATGGTCGTGGATAGTAATACGAATTTAATAACCCTGATGACCCCCTATATCACGGCTACAAATACCCCCTACGTGAATTTCGCCGTGAGTGATAATGTCGCCTCTACCGCTTCGTGGCTGGGAACTGGGAGCGTCCCCGCAATTACGCACTCCATCTTTTTCAACGAGCCGATGTTTAATTTGTTCTCCGCCTTCCCGTCAATCCGTTATGGGAATACTTTTACAAACACCCTACTAAATGGAGCCAGTCAATTAACCATAGATGGAAATTTTAGTTTATTGGCTTACTATATCCAAGCGACCAACTACAACTTTAAAAACACGCATCTAGTCAATTCCTCCCTTGTCACACAACCGCAGGAGTGGTTTATCACCGACAGCGAATACAGTCCCGTCCCACTTTGGAACCCGATTGCCTCCCTGATATTCAGCACGACGTTCTTGCCTGTCGTGATGTCTCTAACGACAACCCCAACCGTCTTTGGTAGTAATACTTACGATAAGACCTACGTGGCTAATAACGGGAATACGTCAAATATCTCTACGATGATTAGCGACATACAAGTCCCGCTCACAACAGGTAGTGAGTATAAACCCACTGTGCTTTACAATCCCGCTGGTGAATACCGAATGATTGATTTACTCGGGCAAGTCCCGCCCAAACAAGCGTCCTTTACCATCTCCTTTAAAACCAAGTTCGGGGAGATAATCCCCTTCACACTCGGGTCATTATGCGGGGCAAGCTTGAAGATTATGTTCAGACGCAAACGCTACAACCTCGGGAATACTCCGCCCTACAACACCAACTGAAAGGGGTATATTATATATATAACTACGTTATATCTTATTAGTATAGCTGGTTGAGGGTTGACGGTTGAGGGTTGGTTTAAGTTCTTCCCTTATGGGGAAAAAAAAAAATCATTTTACCTTTTTTATCTGTAAAAAAATACAGATAAAAAAGATGAAAAAAAAAAAACTATATCTATAGGGCTGGGCCCAAAACCAACCCTCAACCGTCAACCCTCAACCAGCTATATCAATAAGATAAATTGTAGTCATACCAGAAATAAAATGTCTGTAATATATAATGTATAAGATTACGGAACATACGCTGAATAGGGCGAGAGCTTTAGGGGTTATGGTTGTCCCCTCCCACCGAGAAGGGAAGAAAATAGACGTATTAACAAAAGATGGCCAGTACATAACCTCGGTTGGTGCACTGGGCTATGATGACTACGGCACGTTTATGGAGGAGAGCGGGATTGATTATGCGAACCAGCGGAGGCATCTATACAAAATAAGGCACGAGCGAACCCGTAAGAAAATCGGTTCAAAGAGCTGGTGGGCAGACAACCTTCT